ATCATTCGCAAACTCAATCGAACCTTTGTTCAAAATCTTAACACCTGGCTGTAAGAAGAACGGAACTGACTCTAACATAGTCACGATACGAGAAACCATCTCTCGTGCGATAGCACCCTTGTTAGCGAGGATTGCTACGGTGACTTCAGGATGGAATAATAGATACCATATTAGGTATGCACATGATGTAATTGACTTACCTGACTGTCTAGATGCAAGAACTACGTTGAATCTGTTATCATCATAGTGTTGGATTAATTCTTTTTGATACCCACGGAGTTTAAACTTAACCATACCCTCATCGAGTGAGATGACCTGACAATAGTTTTCAATGAAGTGTGTGGGGTCTTTTGAACACTTAATGTATTCATTTAACTCTTCTTCAGTATACTGGATATCAATTCCAGCTTTCTTGATAAGGTTGTTGCCGAGGTAGCCAGAATTTATTGCATCAGTCATTGCTCAAACTCCAATTGTCAAACTTTTCTGAAACCACTCTATTATGGACTGTCACAACTGTAATACCATACTTTTCTGCAACTGATTCTCTTCCTAGAAAAACCTCACCCTCTATTAGATATTCTTTCATTGTTTTGGTGGGGTCAACATATTTACCTTTGTTTGATTCACTTATCTTTCTTTTTGTTTCTTCAGAATGTTTCGAACCTCTCCACCTATCTGCACCAATCTTACTATTGTTAATGCAGGCAAGTTTACCTTTTTCAGTTTTTGGTTTACTATTAGATTTACCAATCTTTTCGTTCCACTCTTTTGTTCTTGTTGTTGACATTATGTATTTGTGTTGTTCTCTAATTTCAGGTATGTGCATGAAATTGGAAACCTTATGTATATTAAGGTATTCCTTTCTATGTTGGTCTCTTTCTTCAAGTGTATCAACTGTACTAATAAAGTTTTTTAAGTCTTCTATAAAATCCATATAAGTATTTATACAAAGGAGTTTCCTAAGTATAAAAATTATTCTTTGTTTTTCTTCAAGTATTTCTGTAAATCTGAAGTGGAACCCACATATAGATGATTGTGTTGTGTTTTTAGATTTGGGTTTTCTGCTTCCAGTTCTTTGACTTTCTTTTGTAAGTCTAGGAGTTTCTCTGCAGTATCCCCAACCGTTTTTATAAGTTGTCCTGCGACCTCATAAGCACGTGGATGTTCGGTTTCCTTGCATAGGTCAAGTATCCCATCAATCGCATCCTGACCCCTCTCTACGAGGTTGTAGAGGGTCTCTCGACCATACTTGTAGTCGTTGTCTACTGACTCTGCACGTTGAAGTGCAGGTAGTTTAACTACTTTGGTTTCTTTTTGTATACTAGTTCCGATATCTAGGATATCATCTAGTTTTGAATCAATATCTTTTGCCATAATTTAACTCGCATCTTCAGTCTGATTGTCTGCAAATGTTGAACCAGTACCGTCATCATAAAAATTTACCGTTTCTGCAACTACGAAAGTATCTTCAGGGTCTACAGAACCTACAAACTTAAGTGTTGTTTTCTTCGTAAGTGTAATTGCACTTGATAATACAACGGTTAGTTTATTACTTGCAATACTAGAAATTGTAGGATTCGTTGCATTACCTGTATCGAACACTTCGTCTCCAACACTTATAGAACTATTTATCGCACTTTCAAAGGTCACTGTTGTACCCGAACTTTGTGCGTTTGCAACCTCTCCGAATGCAGGTTCGTAGTGTTTAACCTCTTTAACCAGTCCTGACTCATCTATTGCAGTCGTTGAGAATCCTTTAGTGACTGAAGGGTTAACATATGTTCTTTCAATAACATTCTTAATAATCTTACCACTGTAGATTGGGCCAAAGAAGTATATTTTCATATCGAATGTAAGTGTATGTTCTATAACACGTCTTTCGGTAAACTCTCCTTCATAAGTGTCCGTCATTTCTACACCTGTAAGTGTAATGGGTACATCTCTTACTTCACTCATGTCATCAATCATTTTCATAGACACTGTATATTCGGGTTGGAAGTAAGGAATTATTTGTTCTACGATTTGAAGTCCGTCTGAAGCTTGTTTCGCAAGAACACTAAGTGTAAAACTGATTGTATATGGCGCAGGTGCGTACTGGAACCCTCGGTTTGATTTATCTGCGTTTAGTCCACCTTTAGAAGTCTTGATTAATTTGTTTTGTTGTCTATCTGCATCATACTGGAATCCTGTTATTTCAAATGCAAGTCTAGGTAGACTGATTGCACTTCTATTATTATCACTTAGACTCGATTCTTCATTCAGTCTCGCTAACCACTTTTGTTTTGGGCCATAGGATATGGGGACTATCTGTTGTGCAAGAACAGTACCGTCTGATTTGATTTTTTTGATATAGATATTATTAAACAATGTACCAAAGATAGATACACTTCGTTTAATCGTCTCATGATAAAAGTGAGTACCGAACATTACTGGTTATCCTCGATGTATGTTCTCAAGTCTCCAACCGTTTTCAATTGTTCTGCATCCTCATCGGGAATCTCTATTCCAAACTCCTCTTCAATTTGCATGACTACTTCCACGATGTTTAGTGAGTCTGCACCCAAGTCTTCCACAAAGTGTGAATCCTCTTTTACTAATTCTTGGTCGCAACCAAGTACTTCTGCAATTATTTTTTCTATCATTATGTCACCTCACCGAATGGGTTTGTTTCTGAGAAATCTAAGTATCCATCTGCTTTTGTTTCGAAGTCCAAGTTATCTGCAGCTCCGTCATTACCCATGGTCATGACATCCACAATACTTGAGATTGTATGTGATGCACTTCCGTCTGCACCGACAAGTACATCTCCGACAACAAGTGTCTTAGTGTTATCTCTAATTCTTAAGTTTCTAGTAGTAGGATTCCAAGATATTACTTCTCCCACTACAACACTACTTAGTGTAATATTTTCATTGTTTACATAGTTTCCTGAACCACCAGTCGCCATTGTTAAGTCTATGTAGTATGCTTGTTCGTCTTCTATTAAGTCAATGTCCGTGACATTGGTATCGAAGTCTTCTCCACTGTACTCGAACAATTCACATTGTAATTTGAATACAAAGAGTTTACCTACCTGATAGAATGGATTTTCATGTTCTACAAATTTGATTTCGAACATTGAACCACTCATAGGGAAGTGTATTAAATCTCCCTCGTTAGGTCTTAAAGATGTTGCAAGGTTTGAATCTAGTGAGATGAATCTTTCCCAACTTCTGAGTGAGATTACGAAAGTTGCAGTATCCCGAACTGAGACACCAAACTTAGACATTAAGTCTCCTTCACCCTCAAATCCTTCTGTATTTTCAATATACATATCCACTGAGTATGCATCACCAAACCTAGATTGTACGTCTTCGTTAAGGATTGTGTCCTCTTCTACAACTTCTCTAGGTAGATAGAAACACTCGTGTCCATACATTCGTAAGGATTCAACAACCAAATCTTCATAAAGATGTTGTTCAGTGTTTACTGCGTGATTGAAAAATACGTTAGTCGCCATGAGGTTATCCCATCATGTCCATAACAGGCATTTCGTAATTTAACCTTGACTCTTCCTCTAGTTTTGTTCGTTCTTCTAATGCTTCAGTCATCATACGTTCTGCATCAAGTGTCACTCCGCCTGGAAGTGCGATACCACCAAATTTAGATAGGTTTTGACCCCATTGATACTTGACCAATTGTGTTGCATATTTTTTTAACCACATATCATTGTAAACATCTGTCATGTCTGTAGGGTCTATTTTTCTATAACATTCTATGATAATCCACTCATCTGCAGTCAATTTTGATGCATTGTAGTCAATGTACAGTCTATTAGAATGCATATTAAATCTTATAGGTATCTGACCCACTAACATTTGATTAAGTAATGCAAGGTGTGATTGTACTTGTGAGTAGTACATTACACTAGTGGATGTTAAATCCCACAAGTCATTTAGTCTAAGTTGATACTGAATATCAAACATATTTGCTTGAGTTCCACTTGAGAAAGGGAATAAGTTAATTACTGAAAGAACGTGTTCAGGTAGTGTCAAATAATTCTTACCTTCTCCGTAAGTTTGGTTTGCAATCGCCTGTGTTCCAGTTGTCGCAGCTGCGTGTGTTTCGTTAGTCTTAAACGAATCAATCTCTGCTTGAGTAATTTGGTGTTTTAGATAGGTTTTAATACTTCCATCGTAGTGAAATTCACGAAAATATTGCAGTGCTTCATCGACCCTGTCGTCCATTTGGTCGTCATCGATGTTAATTTCTACAACAGGAGCTCCTAGAGCTCTTTTGATGTAGTCCTTGAAGGTTGCCTTTGAATTAGGTGATGCCATAATAGTATTCCAGTAGTAATAATCTTAACTACTACTATTTATACCATTTGGGAACCTATTCTTGGAAGTAGGTCTTAGATTGGAGTCTGTCTATTTTTTCGTCAATTCTTTCGATTGCATCCAACATACGTTGAAAGTCTTTTTCCACTTGGTCTCGTGTGACATAATCTTTAGCAACCTCTTCTCTAGTTCTATTGATTAGTATACTTAATCTTTGTTGTTCCGCTAGAATGTTCCTAACGAAGAATCCCAGTGGGACGGCAACGAGAGTTAAGATGAGATTCCAAATGATGTGAGCGTCTAGTACAATTTCCATAGTACTATTTAGATAATCTAACTATCTGATTAGGGCTCCATTTTCATCTAAATCAAACAATAATTCATTCTTATCCCAATCTTTTACATGACCTTTATTTGCATCAGGGGTTTTGTATGTCACTGATGTATTGAAGGAAATACTATATCTTTCCTTGTCGGTTGAATTAGGTTCAACCATATGCATTGCACCACTCGGAAACAATATACACTCACCAGTATAAGGTTCAAAAGGAATTGAAGTCGGTGTTCTTTCACTATGTGGAAAATCTGCAGCTACTTTTAGATGTGTATCAATCATAGATATACAACCCTCATCACCTTCTGCATGAATATATAATACTCCACTATACCAACAACCATTATGTAAATGTGGCGCATTCCAAGCACCCTTATCGTTGATATTTGCCCAAGAATTAGTAATCCCTATTTCGCAAACGTTAGGGTCTAATCCATGAAAAGGTAATACTTCATCATTAAAAAAGGTAATAATTCTATTCATACACTTTTGGAAAGTTGGACTACTCTCACATCCGTCATTAGATTGCCAACCAGTGTACTGATTAGAAAGTTGTCTACCTATTGGGTCTCTACGTCTCATAGCGTCCATCTCATCTCTGAGCATTTTACTATATTCCATAGAGTATCCTCTAGATGGGTCTAAACTCTCTTGATTAAAATTTCTATGAAAAAGATAGGTAGGAAATATTGCTCTAACTGCCATCGTGACCGTCCCAATTCAAGTCTGTCATACTTCTTTGTTTGTCTTTAAAATCCATTTCTAGTTGTACCTCACTGGTATTTGAAGTATTTAGATGTTCAAATTCAGGTTTCATTTTACCTGTTGTTGGGTCGAATGGACAACCTTCCATATCCTCTTTGAAGTCTTTATGTTTCGGAGTCCATATCTTACCCCTCTTATATGGGCCTGCTTTCTGCAGTTCATCTGCGAGACCTGTTCTAGATAACTCGTCCATAGTTTTATTTTCATTTTCTGAAGTGTATTTTGACAAGTTTTCTACATAATCTTTATGTTCTTTGACTGTATATGTCGCAACCCACTCTTC